CGATCGCGGGGCTCTCGCCACGGCTGATCGGTTCCACCCGGCTGCGATAGATCCGCGTGCTGACACCAGTGGTGCCCGTCAGCGCAGTACGCACAGCAGCAAGAATGGTCTCGCGTTTGGTCGTCATGTCTTTTGCAATGCAATCTGAACGAATCGACCATCATCCAGCAGCAGTGCCTCCCGCACGGTGTAGGCCACAGCGTCAACCGTGATTGCATCGTTGCGGATTAGGCTGCCGAAATCAGATGCCTTTGCGGTCAGTGTGTAGTCAGTGGTCAGCACCATGCCATCGCTGATCACCTGGCCAGGCATGTCGAGGATGCCCAAAGCAGTAACGGCGCCAGCTGTGCAGCTGACGCCGAAGTCTGCAAGGAAGATGCTTAGGTCTTCCGTAAACGCCATCAGCTGTACTTCTTGGAGCCCAGGCCGACGATCGCCACACAGCCGGCACCAGTGCCGCCTGCAACCGTTACCACTGCCTTGATGAACTGCTTGGTGTCGTCAGCGTTGACCGAGATCTTTTGCACCGATGCGGTGTTGGCAGTAGTGATTGTGAACGCGCCGCCTGTCACATCGGTGTAGGTCCCACCTGATGTGTCGGAAGCGGTCAGCTTGCCGAGGTAGGTGATGCTGGCACCGCCTGCTTCGGCGCAAAGGATCACGGCAATGTCGCCTTCATAATCCACCAGGTCGATGGCGGTGCTAGCGGTGACAGTGGCTGTTACCACATCATTAGGCAGGAAGTTTAGGACCTCAGTTTTGGTCCCAAGATTTTGAATGGTCATGGCTTAGTCCTCCGTCTAGGGGGTTGTGGTTTTGTTGCAGGCTCAGGCTGGAATGCCTCAACCAGTTCGACTGCCGCCTTGACAGTCTGGATTGCTTTGCCAATGCCGATCAACAGCCTGGCGTCAGACGGGGAGGCCTCAAGCACCTCCCCAATCCGAACTACCTGGCCCGCCAGCATGGTTTGCCGTAGGACCTCGATCAACATGATCAGAGGGTGTTGTTGCCGCGTGTGAAGGATTCAGGATGGCGAACAGCGATGTCCACGTCCTGCATTGCCACAACGCGCACGGTGCCCGATGTGCTGTTGGTGTAGGGGTCCACCATCAGATCCAGACCGGAGAAGTAGCCGATGATCAGGTCGGCGAAGTTACCAAACCAAAGATCATTGGCAGCTACCTGGTTGGACAGCACGCCGGCGTAGCCGTTGACTTCACCGTTCTCCATGATGAAGATGCCGGAACCGGCGTCCTTCTTCGTGGTCTTCAGGTTGCCGCGCATGGCAGCGTTCATCAGATAGACAGGGCTGCCCATCAATGCGTTGGCGGTTGCCACGTCGCTCTCAAGCGCTACCACCTCGTCGAAGGTAGGAGCATTAGCAGCGAAGTCTTCGGTGCCGACGCCGGTGGTCAGCTTGAGGCCCAGGGGCTCGCTGTTAGAGCCGGTGCCGTAAAGTCCCGACAGGTCGATCTTCAGAGCAAGAACGGTGGCCAGGTCGGTGCGGATCATGTTCTCCACGTCGATGCTCGACTGGAGCATCAGGCGGCGGCTGTAGTCAGTGAAAGCAGCAACCGTCTTGGGGGTCAGGCTCACCTGATCAATCGTCTGCTGGCTCTCGGTAGGAGCACCAGATTCAGCCACCCAGTAGGCGGTGCCAGCGCCAGATTGGCGGGGGATGGCGACGTTGCCGGTTAGGCCGGTCAGCACGGTGGCGCCAGCTTGATCCAGTGCCGACGCATTGCGCAGCAGGTCGATGAAGCTGCCAGCATCCAGATCAGTAGCAACCAGGTTGCCACCAGCTGAAGCGGTGCCGACGTTCAGGTCACGGCGCAGCACATCCTGAGGGATGGTGATGCCACGGCTTTGACGGCCGAGCTTGACAGCTGCAGCATCAGATGCCTCGATCTCGAAGGCAGCGGCCTCGCGAGCAGCGCGATCGGTAGGGTTGGCGAGATAATTGATGGCACGCAAGAAGGAGAACCGGCGGCTCTCCTGTGCGCTAAGGCCGATTTCCGCAGCGCTCATGTTGACGGTCTCCTGGGGTACGTTGAGTTTATCGAGCACAGCAGCGCGGGCCTCGTCGATTGAACGACCAGACTCCACAAGCTGTTGACCGAGATCGGTCATGCGGTGCTTGGTGCAGAGTGCACTGATGCTTGAGATGCGGGTGCGCTCAGCCTCAACGGCTTCGGCCCGCACCACAGCCAGATCGGGGGCGGTGTTTTCCATTGGTGGAATTGGATCAGGGGATGGTGCTGCCGAAGCAGCGTCTGTTGTGGGCACCAGCGATCGGCCAATGCCCACGGTGTTGTCAGCAGGTATTGAGACCACTGAGATCTCATAAGGTGACCAGGCAGTAGCAACATAGTCGCCGCTGCCTCGCTCTTCCATCTTGTCGATGGAGTAGCCGAAGGAGACGTTTCGAAGAACGCCATCCTTCACATCGCCCAAGATTTCCTGGGCGAAAGCATTGCGGCTGAAGCGTACCCGGGCATAGCCGCGGCGCTTGTTGCCGTCGATGTAGGCACGCTCAACCACCCCGATCACACGCTCTGGGTTGTGGTTGAACAGCAGGGGGGCACCATCATTCAGCCGGGTGAGATCAGCCGCCTTAGTTTCATGGCTGAGGATCTCGTTGCCAAAGTACCGGGCGACAGGGAACTCAGAACTGAACGGGAAGTCATAGGTGCGATCCTCCACCTCGTCAAAGGTGGTCAGCTCGCTGCGCTTGTAAAGACCTTCTAGCGATCGCGCTGTATCGCCATCGCTCAGTTCATTAGGTTCAACCGGGTTGTCAGCCATCGCGCTGTCTTGTTGCAATGCCTTGATTCTATCGGCCTCACCCGCCTCCGTGCCCAGCTCATCGGTAGCCATTAATCTTCCTCCTCGACTTGATCCTCAAGCACCGACAGCTCCTCATAGCCTTCTTCTCCTGCTGGTGTTGCCGTATCGCCAAACGCATCGACCGTTCCCTGTGGCCTGAACTGAATCAGACCGGCCGCGCTGACCACACTCGGATCGGTGTCGAGGATGATGTTCTTCTCGTCCAGCTTGGCCAGCTCAGACTGACGTGCTGCGAGGTATTGATCCAGGTCGCCGCCCTGCTCCGCCACGATCTGACCCAGCGTCTTGAAGCCGCTCCGCACCGCGTCCTTGTAGGCGTTCACCTCACGCTGCGGATCCACCCACTCCCAGCTCCTGGGCACCCACTTGCTCGCCCTGTAGCGGTCGGGGTTGGTCTCGTAGCTAGGCAGGTTCAGCACACCGCCGAGCACCGCCATCTCAAGCCATGCCTCAAAAACTGGCTGATGGAAGTTCTCAATCATGTAGCGCTGCAGCACCTTGTAGGTGTCGCGCTCCTCGAGCAGGCTCAACCTGCTGCTGCTGTAGTTGCTCTGGCTGTAGTCCTTGCTGATGCTCTCGAAGCTCACGCCAACGCCAGCCGCCACGGCCCGCAGCATCGACCGCGTGAACGGCTCCAGCTGCCCATCAGGTGAGTTGAGATCCGGGACGCTTACAGATTCGCCGGGCTGCAGGTACTTGAAGACACCCGGCTGAAACTCGCTCACCCGCTCGCCTTCATAGACCGCATCACCCATCAGCTCGCCCTCGGGGCTGGTGATGAATCCCATCAGCGCACTGCTGGCCCGTGCACGCACCAGCTCGGCCTCCTCGTAGCCCTGCAGCATGTGAAGCCGCATCAATGCCGTAGCGAACCAGGTCACGCCCCTGGTCTGGCCCGGCCGCTCTGGCAGGAACAGGTGGATCACCTCATCAGCAGGCACCCGGAGCCGCCGACCATTTGATCGCGGGTTGCCTGCGTAGGCATCGCCCGGGTGGTTTGCGTAGAAGTGATACGCCTGCGGCCGCAGGTACGCATCAACCTCGATGCCCATCCGTACCGTGTTGCCGCTCGCTGCCTGCGGTACGTCGTCATCAATCAGGTAGTCGGCCTCGAGCACCTGCAGCGCAAACGGCACCTTGCTGTCACCGAATGGCTGGCGGATCATCCGCACAAACACCTCACCCGATTCGGCCATGCTTCGCGCCAGCAGCCGCTCAATGTCATGGAAGCCCAGCAGCCCGCTTACATCACAGCGGCTCTTGTGCATCCACCGCTCCCATTGCTCATGCACCTGACCGTTGATCGCCTCATCCAGCCGGTCAGCGCCCAGCATCTTCACCTGTCCTTGATGCCGGATGCCATGCCCGATCACGTTGTTCTGGATCGCTCGCACCGCCTGCTTCGCATAGTCGTTGTCGCGCACTAGCTGCCGCGCACGGTTGCGCAATGCCTTAAAGCTTGACTTGATCTCGCTGTCGGCGCTGGTGCCGCTCGTTATCCAGTCAGCCGTCAGCCGGCTCATCCGTGCGCCCTGGTACGCCCGACGCTGTGGCTTCACCGGCGCAAAGCCCATTGCCCGAAACAGTCGCGTGCGCAGACCCATCAGAACCTCACGAACAGATTGAACGGATTGCCCAGGCCATTGGCGATCAATGCCGCCGCCTGTTCCCTCTTCACCTCAGCCTTCAGCTTGCTCTCAAGCTGCAGCAGATCGGTCGTTGCCATCTTCTTCAGTGACCTGCTGCCGATGCTGTACTCAGCCACAGCGCCGCCGCTGACCATCGCGCGGATCGCTGCCTGCACCGCAGCAAGGTCCTGCTGCGCCTGTGTGCGGCCATCAACCGCGCCAGGTGTGCCCGTGTAGGTCAGCGCCGCCAGCACCTGCAGCTGCCCAGCGCCCAGCGTCACCGTGCTGCCGGTCTTTGTCGCAACCGCCTGCCAGAACCACTGCCCTGTATCAAAGGCCGTGCTAGTGCCCGAGGCGATCGTGAACTCCCACCC